AGTTCGACTTAGAAATTTCCGTAGCCATAGTGACGCGATTCTTTTCCATCTGGCTCTGCGCAAGAAGAGTGGCAGCATCCGGCTCCTTCGGTGTCTCCGCGATGGCCTTAAGCTGCTCCGCTGTAATCTCTTTGTAATACCTGCCGACATTTTTCACGTTTGCTATTGCTAGGATGTCCGTAAGCGTGTTCCGGAACTCTTGGACACCGCAGAGGGGGTTCTCCACGCCGAACTGAGTCATAATAGCGGTCTGGGTCGCCTTGACGTCCTGCAGAACCATGAGTCGAGTCGTATCGGAACCCTTCCCTAAGGTCGGATTAACCGAAATACGCATGGTAGGATCATAAGTAGACGGGTTAATGTCTGTCCACTTCCCCTGGAGCTTGATGGTGCGTTCCGCATTGGGCTTGTTCACAATCTCGCGCAGCAGCCCTAGAAACAGTTGCTTCATCCCGGTCTCGGCGAGAATGCGAGCGCACAGTTCTATACGTTCTTGGGCACCCTGCACGATCGCATCAACGCCCGTTTGCGCGGTGGACTGTAAGGCATTAGCTGGAAGTCCTTTGGACGCATCCGAAATGCCTGTCCTTTGTTGTCGAAGCTGCTCCATGACTCCAAACATTTGGAATACAGGGGCACCAACGAAATTGTGGTTGATGGACATAACGGCTTGGCCTGGATCGCCCGTGGTGCGAATGGGGGCGCCGATTTCGTCGTTGAGGACGTCATCGCTATTAGTAACCGTTTGATTGAATACAGTTCGTGGCCAGATGCTTTGTGCGAGTGAATCAAGAGAGCCCCTCAGCATGTTTGTCTTAATTACCTGTATATCTTTAACCAGATCGGCAGGAGAATCACCCACCAAAGTGTGAGGCTCAGGATCAGGGCACCAAACCGCGAAATTAGCGTGCTGGACGACATTATCATCAATAATGATGTGATCATCGCCGATAGTATGAATTTCGCGTAGCTCGGCAATTCCATCACCATCTTTATCGATTCGGATGAAATAACAGCCGTAACGAATGTCCCAAGCATCGCTCAAGTCCCCTTGATCGAGGCCAGAATTACGAAATAACCTGTCAGTGGAATAATTATCCGGCTGTTGATTTAAGTGATCGGTCAACGTCTCTAAGTCGTAACCCATTTTAACCAATTCAGACACGTTTATAACTTGATCGTGCCCGATCAGCGGTGCATTCTCCACATCTTTTGCCTTCCGGGAGATTCGGAACTCGTCTAGCGGAACCGAAAGGACGCGGGTGATCGGCTTCGACTTAACGAAGCGGATTCTAAGGGTCCCGATGACCTCCGGAAATATCGGGTGGGGGGTCTGCTCGAGCACTTCCATGCTCGGATTCTCGCTGAGCAGATATTGGAACCCCTCTTGAGTTACGTTCATGTACTCTTGTTCAGCCACTTCCTCGCTGTTGTCAGTCCACCATCGCATTACGCCCGTCTTGCACCGCAAAGCGTCCTTCACAATATCGTGGATAATCAGGAAGCCAGGGTTGTCTTCCCACAGGATATAATTCAGATACGCTGTGCATTGTTTGGCCATTTCTTCCTGGCCTTGGTGATTCGGCGAGCAATTCACAACATTCTCGGTAGAAGTGAAAATGCGAATAAGGCTAGGAAGGATAGCCATAACAGTATCACGAAAATCAGTAGAAACAGCGCTGCTCTTCCCCTCACCTTCTTGCTCCGGGTATTCGGCGTAAAAGAACTTCAAATTCTCTTCGCGCGCCGGTCCAAGAACGCTTTGTTCGAAATCGACGGCATCATCGATTAACGCACGAACTGTATATTCGTACACTGTGTCTTCTTCGCCCGCTTGCGCGGTGTGCGTGGGGGTTCCACCGCTGGTGCTGGTCGGAACACCTAGCAGCCCGGGGAGGTTCCCGAACAAGTCGCGCATTTCAATGGCGTTGCCGTCTTCGGGAGCATAAGGTACATTCATCGCATTCTCCTCGGCCCATTATTCATGCGCTTCAAATTACGTTTCAACGCACCTTCCCCAATGCCGATGACATTGGAGCCGCCGATCATAAAGTTCAGCATGTTAAGCGAAACAGCACCCACACGGAAGGCGTCGGAAGCGTGACTCGCCCAGTTATGGACGGGCTTTCCAGTTGGCCCTTTGTGATAGTTTCTGAGGGCGGTATATCCGGGTTCTGTTTTGACTCTATCAAACCAGCACATTCGAAGGGCAGCTCTAGTTGCTGAGATTCCGTCTTCAACTGTATGTTGCGGACAGACAAACACGTTAGGCAACATACTATCAAGTACTTCTTTTCTTGACACCCCAGTTCCAAGCTCACGAGCTTTGATGTCGTGTGGCAGAACATGCACACCGTATTGATAGGATTTGCCTTTGATTTGACCCACATACCATTCAAGACCTTTCCCGGTATTAGCCAGGTAGTCGATGACATGGAGTTCCCTCCCACATTTTTGTACGAACCAGATTACCATTTCGTCGTCGATGCCTAAGTCCCACCACGTCATAACCAGCGCGTTGGGATCGTACGGAACTCCGGTGATCTGGTTGCCAATCGAAATCTCGTTAAGAACTTCGCCGTAGTAGCTGCCTTCCACCGGAGCGTCGAAGGAACACATCATTTCACGGGCGAACTCGTCGCTCGTCATGTCCTTCCGCATTTCCTCCACTTCGAGCGGGTCCAACGCATCGGTTTCGTTGACCGGAATCGAAAACATAACCCAGTCTTCTGACTTCTCTGCGCGCTTTTTCAATTCGTGGAAGTGGTCATCTCCATTACTCGTGCCAGAAATGATACCCCACCCTGCGTAATCAGCAAGGCAAGGACGCACAACGCTGCCAAGCATACTAGGATTAAGAAGAGGATACTCATCCGCGACAATCCCATCGAAGTACAGCCCCCTCATTCGTTCATAAGCCGCCGCGCCGCCGTATAAGTTAATCATTCCGCCGGTAGGAAGTACGACTTGTAAATCGCCTTCCACGACCCGGACTTGTGGGAGGACTCCGGTGTAATACTTGTAATACCCCCACACTAAGTCTTTTGCTTGTGCAAAGCTTGGCCCAATGTAGCCGTAACGTGGCGGCGGGAATGTCCTCTTGTTCTCGAGGGCTTTCCGGATAGTATGGTTGCATAGTGCCACCGTCTTTCCGGCTCGTCGGTGCGCCACGACGAATTTCCTCCGCTTCTCAGAACTGTGGAGTGGCCGAAAGTGCACCCTCGGCGTGTAAGGGATAGTAATCCGAGGTGCTTGCTCTTCGGCTACTGACATTTAGTTCGGTTCCGGGGGTGTCGGGTCCTTCTTGGCGGCTGCGGACGATTTCTGTTCCGCCGCGATTTGTTCTTTAACAAGTGCTGCAGCGCGTTGCACCAATTTTTCGTTAAATTCGGCCACTTCCTTCTCGCTCTCGGCGAGCCGTTTTTTGCCCTCTTCAACTAATTTGTCGTAAGCCGCCTTCGCCTTAGCGTGCTCGGCTTTCTCGTGGTTCTCGCGGAGCTTCTCGATGTAACCGAAAGCCTCACGCACCTTGATCAGCGCTGCTTTCGATTCGGAGGAATCGCCTGAGAACTGTTCAAGATGCTTCTGGGTTTGTTCCAGCAGCGTAATTGCATTATGTACATCAGCGTAGTGCTTATTCTGGTCCAGTTCTTCCTGGGTTGGCTTCTGCAGCGCTTGGTATGGCGGGAATGGATTAGCTGTCTGTACTGCCATGGTGTTTATCCTGTGGTTCTTTCAGGGGTTACGTCTATAAGGTTACCCTCGTCCTCTTCCTTCGTCCCAAACGACGTTCCGTCTTGCCACTGGACGATAACAGTTCCACCAGCGGAGTTCTTAACGGTAACACCTCCAACACTTCCAGATCCCCATCCGCGGTGCTTCCCGATGTTAGTAAGTACGAATCGAGACATGGTGTCCCGTCGCGAAGGATCCAATTCGTCCGTAAGCGCATCATATACATTGCTTTCCGCTATATCAACTAGCCTATCAGCTGCCTCTTGCATTTCAGCGGATAGGTAAGGTGACTTCTTAACGAATGCGCGTAACCGAATGGAAGTTACTTTAAGAAGTTTGCTTGCTTCGGTGATGTTCCCGGATGCCATCCAGATGGCAGTTCTACATTCCTCTATGTCTAATGGCAGTTCGAACGGCCGCTCTGAATACGGCATCGTAGGCAGAGCGACCAGATCGTCGGGTATTTCGCTCATTTCCAAATACACCAGAGGTAACCGTGTCCGTAGTGTAGAACTTTCCTCCCCCGGTATGAACCGAAATAAGCCCCTAAAGCTCGGGCCAATTCGGGGGAGCATTTAACTTCGCACGGCATAGCCGAAAGCCCTACTTACTTTTTGGTTTGCGCTGCTTTTTCGGCGGCTGCTTTTTTGCGCTCTTCTTCGGAGCGCGCGTCGAGGGTTGAGCCTTCGACTTGGCCCCGGTTTTTGCTGTGCGTGTCGCGGTCTTCGTACGCTCCGGCAAGTTGCGGTGACGAACCGAAATCCTGGCCGGGGGTTCCGTCGCTGCCAACGTTTCTTTTGACGCCGTGCTCGCGGCTCTCACGAAATTTGTTGGCGGACGCTTCGAGTGCTTCCGGGGGTGACGAAACAAATCTGATGTCCGGGTTTGCATTTAGAGGGGGCTGGAGTTCCGCGCCCGCTTCGCTTAGTAATGTGTGATACCCGTCGCCGAGGGCACCACTCTTTCTGACGCGACACGCTTTAATGCCGGAATCTACTTCTGGCGGGAATGGGTATACCCCCGTAATCATACCGGCTGCATCCAAGGAAGCCCACCCGGATTCTCCAGGCAACATTTGTGCGACGCCAAGCACGTCGTCGAAAGGTCCGGATGCCTTCCCATCAGCGCGGAGGTGCGGAGGGACTTCCGCCTCGCGAGAACCGAAATCATTAGTCTTAAAGGTGTGGAGTGGATCGAGTTCTTTAACAACCGGCGTAGTCGAAAGGTCTTTTTTAGCTTCGGCAGTTTTAATATCAGCCATAACCCAGTTCTCCCGTGTGTAACCGAAATGCCTGCGCCCATTCAGAAGCCCAGTATAGCATGAAGTGACAGGCGTGTCAAGTTGGGGCCGGAACATGGGTAGGCGTTCAACGCTTTCTGGGCTGGGAAGTCTCGTAATAATACACTTGGGATTTTAGCTCGCTATTCTCCGCACGTAGCTTAAAGACCTCGGCGCGCAGTTCCGCGATTAATTCATCCTGTTCTTGAACACGCTGTTCGAGCTTTATCAAACGACGCTTTTTATATTCGACATATTTGGTTGCCATGATTACGTCCTCTAGTAGTGGTATATCAATGACGCACTTTAGTAGTGGTATATATCCACTACCAGACATTTTATCACACCTACCACTACCCTGTCAAGATATTTTTCTAGGTTCATGGGTACGCGGGGAGGGAAGCGTTTTGCGCCGAGCAGGGTCCCGTCTACGACTCGCTTCGCGAGTCGTAGATCGGG